GGTCGTCAAGGCTCCGCTGCGCCGCGCCCAGCCTCTTGATGGCTGCCCCCGACACGTCTGCGCTGCGCCCCATGAGCGCGACGCCGGTGGTCCAGTCGGTGATGACGCCGTCCACGACGGCCTGACCGATGCTGTCCTTGAAGTCGATCAGATCGGCGGACACGCTCTGAAGCTGCCCGCCGATGTCGGTCGCGCCCAGAGCCGAGAGGGCGGAACCGACCGCGCCCGCCATCCGCGCGTACAGGGTCGGGATTCGGAGCGCGTAGTCGATCAGGGTCTGCAGCCAGACGATGACGCCCGACCGAATCACCTGCCCGAAGCCGCGCAGGGTGTCGCCGCTGGCCATGACGCTCGTCACGAGGTCGCCCAGGACCACCGCGCCGTACTCGACGGCCGGGGCGAGAGCGGCCCCCACCTGTGCGGTCAGCGCCTTGGTGGCGGTCACGGCGCCGCGCATGGCGAGGTCGGCCTCGTCGAGCTGCGCCGTGTAGCCGTCGGGCAGCGGGGGCAGCAGGCCGTCGCGGCGCAGGGGCGCGACCTCGGCCTCGAGGTCGATGGCAGCCCGGACGAGGCCCACGGTCGCGGCGGCGGCCAGGCCGACGGACGCGGCCGCGATGGCGGCGCCGCCGGCCATTGCGGCGAGGGGGCCGCCGACGAGGCCAACCGCCTGCCCGAACTTCTCGATCTGGTCGACGGGCAGGCCCACGAGCTCGCCCAGACCCTTCAGGCCCTCGCGCTGCTGACGGCTCGCGTCGGCGGCCGCCTTGGCGGCGTCCTTGGCTGCGCGCTCCGCCTCGCGCAGAGCGTCGGCCTCGCCGCGGGCCTCGCGCTCGACACGGTCGAGCTCCTTCGCGTGCTTCGCGGCAGCGGCCGCGGCGGCCTTCTCACCCGCGGCGTGGTCGCCGGTGATGCTGACCAGCCGCCGGATCTCGCGGATCTGCTCCTCGTAGGCGTGCGTCAGGCGCTCGGCCTCGCTGGTCTGCGCGGCGAGGCCCGCGAGCGCGCGGCCGGCCTGGGCCTGGGCTGCGGCGCGGCGCTCGGCCTCGGCCGCCAGCCGGGCCTCCTCGCGCTGCTGCTCCCGCAGCGCGTCGGCCTGCGCCCGGGCGGCGGCCTCGGCCTCGCGCGCGGCCTGCGCCGCGGACGCGCGGGCGGCGCGCGCGGCGTCGTCCTGGCTGCGGATCGCCGCGGTGGTCGCGCGCGCCGTCTCGCGGATCGCCTCGCTGGCGGCGCGCTTGGCCTCGGCCAGGGCCTTGACGCTGCGCTTGTCGAGGCCGTCGAACCCGGCTCGCAGCGTAGCCTCGAACGCGCTCAGGTCCAGCCCGAGAGAGACGACAGAGTCAGCCACGGTCGCCTCCGATGGTGCGCGCGCCTCAGCCTATCACGCGGGGGTCTGCCCTGCCCCGCAGCCCGGGCATGACCTACAGCCCGGACAGCACCGCGGCCGCCACATCGGCCGCGCGCGGGGCCAGGGTGCGGCGCGCGGCCCGCACCGGGTCGCCGAGCTCGCGGGTGAGCACGGGGCGCCAGTCGGGGCCAGGGAGGGCGCCGACCTTCAGGCTCTTGATGAACCGGGCATAGTCGACCGAGTTGCCGATGCGGACGATGATCAGGCTGCCGGAGCTCTCATCGCGCAGGTACAGACCCCGCTTGCTTTTGCCCGTCCGCACCGGCCAGCGGTCTTCAGCCGTAGCGAAAATGGCGGCGGCGTCGTCGGTCACGAGCGCGGCCACGCGGTCGCGGATCACAGCGACGGCGGCGAGGGGGTCTGCCAGCGGGCCGGAGAGGGGCGAACTCATCAGCATTCCTTACAGGTTCACCTTCAGGATGGCGGCGTCGCGGGCGTCGGCGCCCACTCGATCTGCGCAGTGATCTCGCAGCGCCAGAGGGCCTCCTCCTGGATCACGGCCAGGGTCGACGTGCTGATCGGCGCTGCAGCGTAGAGCTGCAGCAGCAGTAGCTCGGCGCGGGCGAGGGCCTGGTCGTAGCTGTGGGGTACGCCCGAGGCGATCGTGCGGGTCCGGTCGTCCGGCTGGCGCCGGACGTAGCCCCGGACCGTCAGCGTGACGGCGCCCAGCACCATCGTCGCAGGCACCTCGACGCGCCCGGACTGGCGCGCGGTGACAGCGGTGATCCCGACGTAGACGCGCTGGGCCGCGGTGTCGGGGCTGAGGCCGCTGGTGTCCGGGGGCTCGTAGCTGACGCTGTCCCCGAGGCTGGTGACGGCCGCGAGCGCGGTGCGGACGCTCGCGCGCAGGGCGGCGAGGGTGCCCTCGTAGCGGCTCACGGGCGGCCCCGCAGGTCAGAGGTGACGGCGCGGCGGTACCTGCGCCCGTACCGGCTGGGCTCGCCCGTGTACCGGCCGGCCTGGTCACCCCAGGCGCCGCCGAGGATCGGGGCTGCCGCGGTGGCCGCAGAGCCTGTGCCATCTGCCGGGTCTGGGGCGCCCTGCCGCAGCGACAGGGTCTGCCACGCCGCGGCGTAGTCGGCGGCGTAGGTCGCGGCGAGGGTGGCGTACCGGTCGTCGCCGGCGCTGGCGTAGCAGGACTGGTAGAGCAGGTGCATCGTGCGGGCGAGGTGGACGCCGCGCAGCGACTCGGGGCTGAGGATGAGCCGGGGGCGGACCCCGCGGTCGTAGAGCGCCTGCAGCACGTCGCGCCACGCCTCGGCGGCGACGGTCAGCACACTCTCGCCGGACCCGAAAATGCGCAGGGGCTCGGCCGCGCTGGGGTTCAGGGCCGGGGCCCGGGCGTAGATCTCGGCCGCGGTCAAGGTCGGGTACAGCTGCGACCGGCAGACGCACGCGACGTGCCTGGCGTCGAGGCGGCCCGACGCGGTGACGATGGCCCAGGTGACCTCGTAGTCGTCGGCGAGGACGTAGGTGCTCGGGATGGCGAGGGCGAGGGCGGCCGCGGTCGCGCCGCCCGACCCGGTCAGGAGGGTCTGCCCGCCCCGGCTGAGCGTGCCGGTCCAGCTGGCCGGGGTGATCTCGGTGGCCGCCTCGCCGAAAACCTTCGGGGTCAGCGTCGTGGTCTGGCCCCGGACGAGGTCCAGCGGGCCCCGGAGGTCGAGCGTGAGCTGTGCTGCGGGCACGTCGGCCTCCGGGGTGGTGGGGCTGGGGGCGGGTCAGGGGCGGGCGCCGAGGCGGGCGGAGGGTCAGGTGGCGGGGGCGGGCTTCGGTCGCAGGGGCCGCGGCGGCCGCACGTTGTCGGGCGGGATGTCGTCGTCGGGCAGGGCCAGGGTCAGCCCCAGGGCCCCGGCCTCGCCGGTGTCGCCGGAGCTGACAGGCGGAGCGGCGCCGGCGGGCGGGGCGGGGGTGGTGGCGCGCATGGCGGCCAACTCGGCGCGCAGGGCCTCGAGCTCGGCGCGCAGGGCGTCGTCGGCGGGGCTGGACACGGGGACAACCCCCTCGCCCAGCACGCGGCGCGCGGCCGGGCGGGAGAGGTCGAGGCCGTCGGCCCAACCGAGACTCACAACCATCGCGGCATAGTGCTCGGCCGAGCTGGCGCGGGTCGGGCGGGTGCGCGCCTCGATCGCGAAGCGTGCCGCGGCATTGCGCGTGTCGTTGCGAATGCCGGCGAGGATGTCGTCGGGCGGGCCGTCCATGTGCAGCAGGTCGCTGGCGACCCAGCGCAGGAACTCGATCTGCGCCGCGCGGTCGACGCGGGTCCGGCTGCGCTCGCTGTGGGTGATCTCGGGGATCTCCCAGGCCCAGAGGTGGCTGACGCTCGCGCCGGTCTGGTAGCGCACGCAGTAGTGGGGCTGCCGCGCGCCGCCTGCGACGACGTCGACGCTGGGCACCTCGACGTAGCCGCGGCTCACCATCTCGGCGATGACGCGCCGCGGGTCGGCGACCTTCTTGCCGTCGGCGGCGCGCGTGGTGCCGACGCCGTTGTTGCCGGCGATGTGCATGATGCGCGACAGGCGAGGCAGCACGTGCCACTCGTTGCGCTCGTCGCGGACCAGCGCCCAATGGTCAGGGTGCGCCATCGCGGTCCACGCGGGCGAGTACGGCAGCTTGAGCTTGCCCCCGGTGGAGGTCTGAGCTGCGGGGCTGCGGGGGGCGCTGCCGCTGATGCGGGTCACGGGCTGCATGGGGTCTCCTGGGGTCATGCCCGAGGGGTGAGGCTGCCCGCGCAGCGGTGAGGCTGCGCAGGCAGGGCGGGGGTCAGACGCCGGTGCTCAGGATCTCGCGGACGAGCTCCTGGCGGAGGATGCTGGCGCCGAAGGTCAGCTCGCCGATCATGCGGGTCGACTTGTCGTCGGCCGAGTACGACTCGGTGACGCGGCAGAGGGGGCTGTCGAAAGCGACGGTCTGGTCGGCGCTGGCCACACCCGCGGGCACGATGGCGAGACCGACGCCGCCCGCGGCCCACATCAGGCCGCTGTAGTCGCCGCCGGTCTCGCTGACGCGGTCGCAGGTCCAGACCTCGATGATGCCGATCGTCCCCTGGTAGCCGGTCGCGGCCGGGTCCTGCAGGCGGTCGAACTCGCGGCGCTCGGCGCGGGCGCCGGTCGACGCCTCCAGGTCCCGGCGGATGAGCTCCCACTGCTTGGGGTGCAGGATGCAGACCACGGTCTGCGACAGGCCCTTGCTCGCGATCATGATCGCGCCCGCGGCCTCGCTGATCATGTCCCATACGGGCGGGGTGCCGGTGGTGCCGACGGTGGTGGTCGCGGACGGGGCGAGGGCGACGATGCCGTTGGTGACGGTCAGCTGCGCGCTGCGGAGGATGCGCTGGGCCAGCCGGTCGAGCTGGTAGGGGCTCTCACCCTCGGCGATGGGGTCCCGGCGCCGGAGTTCGTTGGACGTCCCGAACACCAGATCGTACTCGCCGACGCTCATCGTGACGCTGGTCAGGTCGATGGTCGTCGCCGCCGCCACGTCGGTCGTCTCGGCGGTAGAAGAGAAGAGCGGCGTCACCATGTCGATCAACAGAGTCAGCGTCCCGCCGGGCGTCAGACCGACGTACCAGTCGGGGCCGTTGACATCCTCGGCCATGACGATCGCGGGGTGGTTGAGGAGGCTGAGGCCGTCCTCGAGCGCCTTGAGCATCGCCCCGTAGGCGACGACGTTGGTGAGCAGCGCGCCGTCGGTGGCGGCCTGTGCGGTGTAGGTGATGGCCACGGTGGCCTCCAGGGGAGTGCACGCGGGCGCGGGGCCCGAGGTGGTGTGCTGTCCCGCCCTACACCTGTGTCGCCGGTGATCGCGATGGGCGTGCCGCTCGACTGGCGGCTATGCCTGGCCACGGTAGCGCAGGCGGACCCGAAACGCAAGCGGCGCCCGGGACCACCCCGAGCGCCGTGTGCGGCGTCGACCCAGACCAGGCACCCCCGAGCACCTGACCCGGCCGCGGCCGCAGGTCAGGCTACCACGGGCGAGGCCTTGTCACACCGGCCGACGCGGCGTCCGGCGCATCGGCGCCTCAGGGCCGCGTCCAGTCGGCGCAGGGGCCGCCCCGCGCGCGGTGGTCGGGGGCGCACCGGTGGCGGGCTGGCGGGCAGCGGGCTGGCCCTGGCCCGAGGCTGGGGTCTGCCCCGCCGCCTGCGCCCACGCGGCGCCGTAGGCGGTGCGGATGGACTTGGGCAGGGTGTCGAGCACGCCCTGAGTCTGGACCCAGTCGCGAGCCTTGGGCCGCTTGCTGGCCTCGGTCTGCGCGTGCGCCTTCTCGTAGGCGCTGAGCACCCGGTCGGCGTCGTCGTCGTCGTCGATGCCGAGGTCGGCGCGCAGCTCGAGGCGGCCGGCGCGGCGCTCGAGCTCGGCCGCCCGAGCCTCAGCGGCCACCGCCCGAGCCTCGGCCGCGGTCATCTTCGCGTTGACTTCCTGAAACCGGGCGTAGGGGACGGGGGCAGGCCCAGGGTCGGCGGCAGGCGCGGGCGCAGGGGTTGCCGCAGGTGGCGTGGCCGAGGCCGGCGCGGCGGCCGGGGGTGCGGTCGTGTCGGGGGTCGTCATAGCGTCAGCTCCTGGGGTCAGGTGGTCGAGGGGGTCTGGTCTGGCGGCGGGGTCTGCCCCGTGGTCTGCGCGGTGGCCAGTGATAGGGCGACGGTCGGGTCGACGTTGGGGAAGGTGATCGGGATGAGCACCGCCGCGGCGGCGGCGGACATCTCACCGGTCCTGATCTTCGCCAGAATATCGACTAGCGCCGTAATCTGCGCGCCGTTCGGTGGTGCGGTTTCGGACGGGCCCGACGCGCGATCAATCTCGGCGAGCGCGGCCGATGCCTGCGTCGTCGTCTCGCCCGTGATCATGGCGCGCATTTCGGCGCGCGAGATCGCACCCTTGGCGAACAAGGCCTCCGCCTCCGCCTGCCGCTGCGACCGCTCCTGCGGCGACAGGGGCGACAGCGTGTAGCTCACCTGCCAGCCCGACTCCGGGCGGTCGACGATGCCACCCACGCCAGCGCGGTTGAGCAGCGCGCAGAGCATCCCGACCAGCCGCTCGTCCGCCGGCCGGTAGATGGGGGCGCGGCTGGCCTGCATCCGGCGGCGGCCCTCGGAGCTGACCGCGAGCGCGATGCCGCTGCGGCTGTCGGCGGCGGTGCGCTGGACGTCGGAGGGCCCGAGACCCCAGGCGGACGCGCACCGGGCGACAAGGCGCTCGCTGACATCCATGAGCATGAGCGGGTCGGTTTCGTTCCTGACGACCTCGATCTTGCCCTGCTGCCCGGGCTCGGTGCTGCTCACGCGCTGGATCGCGGCGGGGTCCAGGGTCGGGCCCCGGGCGATGGGCCTGCCCTGGGGGTCGACGACCTGCTCGGTGATCAGTTCGCCGCCGCTGACGTAGGTCAAGGGGAACGACGCCTGCGTGCAGACGTGGCTGGTCATCGTGTCAAGGCTGCACGCCTCCATCGTCGCATCCACCGTCTCAATCCGGCGCCACGGCGAGAACAGCGCGCGCGGCGCCGCTTCGGCGTGACGGAGGGAGTACGGGATGAAGGGGCGGCCGGCGGGGTGGCTGGTCGAGGGCTCGTACCGCCAGCGGTAGGCGGCGCCGACGAAACCACCGTCGGGCACGTCGGACATGACGAGGCGTGTGCGGTCGACGCCGTCCTCGTCGACGACCCGGAAGGCGGGCGCGGCGGGGTCGCTGATGTCGTACAGGTCCGCGAGCCACATCAGCTCGGACCTGCCCCCGGGCTTGACTACGTGCCGGGGCCGCCACTCGGCCAGCACCTCGGGCTCACCCGGGCGCCCGGGCGCGGGCAGGCCCTGCAGCAGGTCCGGGGTCACGAGGCGCCAGATGATGCGGCCAGCGTCGATCTCGACGTGGATGGCGCATTCGTTGAGGGCCTCGGTCAGGCGCTGGGCCTCGCCCGCAACTTGCCAGAGGCCGCTGATCCGCAGGCGCTCGACGACGTCGGCGACCTGCGCGGCGACGGTCACAGCATCAGGCCCCGTGCCGGCGGCCCCCGGATGGCTCACGGTCGGGTCCTGCACGTAGAGCACCGCCACCGCCGCCGACAGATCGGCGAGGGCGCAGGTGGTGCGCTGGGGCTGCCCCCAGGCCTGGGCTCGGAGCGCACCCACGCGCCGGACGATGTACTCGCGGAGGTCCTGCTGCGCGAGACCGTCGAGGAGACGGAGGCGCAGCTGGGTGTGCTCCACGTCGCCGGGCGGGCGCGCGAGGCTCATGAGCGATGGCGGGCGGGCGGTGAGCATGGGGGCAGCCTACCACGGCGAGGGCGGGGACGAGAGGGGCGGGCCCGTCAGTACAGGCGGGGGGCGGGGCCCGCGGAGGCGCGCCGCGACATCGCCCAGAACTGCACAAGCGCGTAACGCAGGCCGTCCAGCGCGTCTTTGCTCTTGTGGCGCTCGGTGCCGTCCCACGTCTCGACGGCCCGCTGGACGTGCTCGCAGCGCGAGTCGACGAGGAACTGCTGCCGCATCATCAGGCCGTTGATCCAGTGGACCGAGGGCCACAACGCACCCTCTTTGCCGAGCCGTCCGACGCCGGGCACGCGCTTTGCGGACAGCACCTGCGGCCGAAGCATCCCTGCGCCGACACCCAGGCGCTGCGCGACCTCGTAGGCGAGCAGCCCGTTGCTCTTGCGCGTCTCGCGGCCGGATGCGTCCGTCAGCTTTTTGTCGCCGAAGACGCCCGCGAGGTCTGTCCACCGCAGCCCGACCGCGCCCAGCATCGCGAGGATGGCGTCGGCGTCCATCTCCACCGTCGTCGGCCCGCTGGGCACGTACTCGGCCACGACCCAGACGCGCGTCGCCCTGGTGTCGCGGGGGTCTGCCTTGGGGTCGTAGGCGACCGCGCACAGCACGCCCGACGTGCGGAGGCTGTCGGTGCCGTAGTCGACGCCCAGCACGTACTCGAAGCCAAGCTCGACCCAATCGCGCCGGCCGTGCGCGGCCTTGCGTTGGGCCTCTTGCCACGCGGCGGGCCCGACGTCGGCGTCGAGCAGTCCGGGCACCAGCATCCGCGCGGCGTCCCAGCCCGAGAAGATCGCGCCCTGCGCGCGAAACTCCCACTCGCCGTCAATGCGGACCGGCTCCTCGACCGGGTTGACTTTGGCGCGCTCCGACGCAAGCCAACGCGCATCCATCGGGGTGACGCCGCCGGTGTCGGGGTCAGGGATCGTCAGCACGGTGCCGTCGGCCAGCACGCAGTTTTCGGGCGTCGCGCGGAAGTGCAGGTCGACGATGCGGCCCGCCTGGGCCATGTCCCTGATCCAGTCGATGCGCGCGTGAATCGGCGTCATCGTCAGCATGATGGGGCCGCCGGTCCGCGTGAGACGCCGCTCCAGTTCGGAGTACAGCGCCTGCGACTTGGGCGGCTCATCGTAGACGACGAGGTGCACGGTGGAGCCGGCGAGGTTCTTTGCGCCCTGCTCCTCGGTCCGCACGTAGATGACGGAGCCGTCGAGGAACCGCAGCGCCGGGTTGTTCGCATTGAAGCCGTTGGTCGGGTGAAACGCTTGACCAGGCGCGAGGCTTGCTTTCGGAGCAAGCTCCCACATCTTTCGCTGAATCGCGATGGATTGCGTGCGGGTCACGCAAACGAACACGATGATCCGCGGCGACGTCGTGTCGATCCGCCGGTGGGGGTGTCGACCGGTCGCGTACCACAGCGCAACCACGCACCCCGCCGTCGTTTTGCCGCCGATCTGGTTACCTGTGCGAAATAGCACACGTCGGGCGCGGCACTGGAAAAACGCCCGCTGCGGCGCGGTCGGGTGGAAGCATGCCAGCGGGTCGCGCTCGGCCGCGGCCCGGTAACGGTCGAACGCCTCCATCGCGCCCCAGATCGGGTCGCTGGGCTGCAGCAGCTGCGGCTCAGCAGGGGCGGGCAGGACCTCGGGCGCGGGCAGGACCTCGGGGTCTGCCGCGCTCACTGGTCACCCCCAGGCACGCGCGGCGCCCCGATGACGCGGCGGGCGGCCGGTGCCGCCTGTGGCGCGGCCACGGGCCCCACAGCAGCACCCACAGCCGGCGGCAGACCCTGAGCCGCCTGCGGGCGCGCGCGCGGTCCTGGGGCATCCTGCGGGGCCACAGCGTGCGAGGCTACAGCGTGCGTGGCCGGCGCCGCCGGCGCGGCAGCCACGACAGGCGGCGCCACCGCCACGACAGGCGCGCCTGGGTCTGCCGCGGGGGTGCTGTCCGGTGTCGGCCGGCCGCACGCGACGCAGGGCACGCCCGGCGCCAGGTGGAGCGCCGGGCACACGAGGTCGAGCAGGCGCCGCAGCTGCCCCGCCGGCAGGGCGCGCAGCCGCTCGCCGAGCAGGCCCAGCGCCGACTCCGGGGTCTCGCGCGCCAGCTCCTGCTCGCGGACCTGTCGCTCGCGCTCCTCGCGCTCAAGCCGCGACTGCTCGGCCTGCTGTGCGGCGCGGCCCGCGGCGACGTGCGAGCCGGCGGCGAGGGCGAGCATGGACCGCTTGCGCGCCGCCTCCTCAACCGCGAGCCGGTCGACCGTGAGCGCGGCGTCGAAGTCGCGCAAGCGCGCCCGCGCGGCCTGCAGAGCCTTGAGGATGTCCAGCCGCTCCTTCGGCCGTGCGTCGCCACACTCGCCCGCGAGGAGCTCCCACTCGCGCACCTCGGCGGCCAGGTCCTCACGACGCGAGCGGACTGGCGCTGCGGCAGCCCCAGAGCCTGCAGCTGCGGATGGTCTGGGATCTGCCGCCGGGCCTGCAGGCCGGTGCGGAGGTGCGGGCGTGGTCACCGGCGCCTCGTCGAGCGGCCCACGGGCGGCTCGTATGTCGCGGAGATTTCCGGTTTTTCCGACCGTGTGTGGTGGAAACCGGACATGGGAGGGGCCCCAGGGGTGGTGCCCTCGACCACACTACACGCGCCACATCAGGCGCGCAAGCGGCAGGCCCTCGACCGTATCATCCGCGATACGGTGCGCCTGTGTGAGATCGCACACATGACCAGGCAGGGGCTGCCGCGGGTGGGCAAGGGTGGGCAGCGGGTGGGATAATCAGGCCCCAGGTGGGCAAGCGCGAGCTATCCCACCCAGCACTATTGCCGCTCGATCCGGCCATTATCGCGACTGGGTGGGATGGGTGGGCAAGAACGGCCATCCCCATACGTGTGCGTGCACACGTGGCGCATACGTACATGTGCGTATGTGTGATATGACACATCACTCATGCACCCACGTAGGAGAACCCACCTATCCCACCTATCCCACCCAGCTTGCTTGTAACGACGTTCTGTACGTCATCCTAAGCGAGGTGGGATAGCAAAACCTTGCCCACCCAGAGGCCGGCTATCCCACCCTGCCCACCCACCTGGGTCTGCCGTCGCCCTGCCTGAGCTTCGCGGCAGACCCAACAGCAAACCCCCGAGCGCTTGCGCACCCGAGGGTTTATGTCGTCGTGGTCGTCGTTGTCAGCAGATGATCAAACTTTGCGGCGTCAAGAGGTCGGCTCGAAGGGCAGGACCTGTCGGGGTCCGCCCTTGCCCACCTCGTTGCCCACCTCGCCCAGCACCCGAGCCTCGTAGGTGGTCACGCCGTGAAGCATGCCAGGTGAGACGACCTCGACCTCGTGCTGAGCATCGATCCGGAACACCCGACCCCGCAGCGCCCCGAGCGCGCGCCCCATGCGTCGCGACCGCGACAGGGGCTGCCCATCACCCAGCACCCCGAGCAGAAGCCCGCGGTCTGCGCAGACGGCCGCGAGCTCGCCCGCCGCCCTGCGCCCGCGGATCTGCGGGTCGGTGAGCCAGACCTGCAGCAGCCCCACCCACTCCGCCGTCTCCGGGTCGACCGTCTCGGCCCTCGACTCGCGGTCGCCCAGGAACCCGTGCACGCCAACCGCCCCGAGGATGCCCCCGAGCACGCGCGCCCACGCCTCGTAGCTGCCGAGCACGGCAGTCCCCATCGGTCGCCCCTCGAGCTGCCACGTCTGCACCAGCGCCAGAAGCGCGCTCAGCAGCTCGTCGCGGTGGTCTGCCGTCCAGCGCAGCAGGTCCGCGTGCCGCCAGCCTGTGCGCGCCTCAGGCCGAGCACAGCGCGCGTCAAGGCGGACCGTGACTGTGCGCCGCGCCAAGTCGGCGTTCATGGTCAAGTTATTGCCGCTGAGCCCCCAGACGGCCACGGCGGGCACGCGGAGCCGGTCCTGCCCACCCATCCGGCGGTCGCTCCACGTCGGGTACGCGGTCAGCACGCCCTCGAGGGCGGGGTCATGCAGATGCCCCCGCACGTTGTCGAGAAGCACGACAGGCCGGCCCTCTTGGAGCATAGACCCCATCGCCTTGCGCCGCTCGTCCTCTTGGCTGGACATCGGCGTCGGCTCGACCGCGCGACCGGTCGCTGCCGAGGCCAGAACCTGCATCAGGAGGCTCTTACCGGTGCCTGGGGCGGGCGCCTCAAACACGGTCATCGGCACCGGCCCGTGGACCAGGTCGCGCACGATCGGCGTCAAGGCGAAAGCCAGCGCATGCGCGCGGTCGGCGGGCCCCACAAAGGGGAACTGCCCGATCCAGTCGTCAATGACAGCAAGCGCCTGGTCTGCCGTCATCCGCACCCGCGCCAGCCCCTCGGACAGGTAGCCGCGGCTGCCTTGGTCGTACCCAGGGTCCGCCACAAGGCGCCCGTCCGCGTCGTAGTAGGGCGCGGTTGCGACCCTGGACAGCAGCGGCAGCCACTCCTCCCGCGACCCTGCCAGCGCCGGCAGCAGGTAGCCGGGGATCGCCTTGGCGGGCTCCTCGAGCAGGGCTTCGCCCGCGGTCATCTCGCGCGCCCGCGGCCGGCGGAGCTCGATGAGGTCCGCCGACTCGACCAGGCACGCCGTCAGCTGGTCGGCCCCAACCTCGCGGATCGCGGGGCCGTGCTCGGTGACGACCACCTGAACCACGCGCCCGTCGCGCATGTAGAGCCGGCCCGCGCCCCGCAGGCTGGCCAGCGCCCGCCGCGCGTCGCCGACCACGTCCCGTGGCTGCCGGCCGGTGACGACGATCTGGGGCCGGCCCCGGACCTGCACGCCGCTGATCTCCGGGTCCTCCTCCGCAACCTCGACGCCGACGCCTGGCACGTAGCCATCATCCTCGCCCTCATCCTCCTCAGCGTCGGGCACATCCCAGTCGAGGCCCGCTGCGTCGACCTCCTCCTCACCCAGGTCAGGGGCCTGCCCCCTGCCCGTGTACGACGCCGCAGGCAGCTCCCGCGGCCGCTCCTGCCCGTGCGCGACCGCATCACCCGCCGTCCGCACCGCCTCAACCTCGAGCACGCCAGCAGCGACCCCAGCGGCCGCCAGGGCCTCCACCATCACCTCGGGCAGGCACACCCCCAGGTGCACCCACCCGCCCAGCGTCTCGCCCTCCCGCAGCAGCGCCGCGTGCCGAGCCCCAGGCGCCGACGCGGCCACGCGCTCACACGCGCGCCGCAGAGCGCCCTCGACGTAGCGGGCGGCCCGTGAGTCTCCATCCAGCTCAGGCGCGACCCTGGGGCCGCCTGCCGCGGCAGGCGGGGCCTCGCGCCGCGGCGCCCGGACCGCCTCGAGCAGCGCGCTCGGGCAGGCGGGCAGGCCCTCGGTCGGCGGCTCCTGCGTCCAGCGGTACAGCCGGCCTGACGCATGGACGCTCGGCGGCGCGACGACGTAGCCGCCCCTGCCGCGGGTGTCGGCCGAGGCCTTGACGCCGTCGACGCTGAGCACCCGGGCCCGGCTCTGGACCGGCGCGCCCTCAGGCCACGACCACCACAGGTGCTGCCCGCCCGAGCCCGTTTCCACGGCTGCGGAGAGGTCCAGCGCGTACTCGCAGACGTCGAGCACAGCCGCGAGCCCGTCCGCCTCGCCCGCCTTGGCTCGGTCGAGGTCCAGTACCCACAGGCCGCTCTCGGGCCCCGTCGCGACCCCGACGTTGGCATGGGGCCAGCGCCGCCACCACTCGCGGACCTGCGCCATGTCAGCGGTCGCGCCCTTGACACCGTCGGGCAGGCGCGGGTGCTTCGCGGGCGAGGCACAGGGGCTGCCGCACGTGCACTCGCCAAGGTGGTCGACGCTGTGCAGCGGCAGCACCCGCCAGCCGCGCCGGGCGTAGTCCAGGGCCGCGGCGAGGAGGGCCTGGTCAGCCGACATCGGGCACCGCCTCTGCGCCAGCGGGCAGGCCCAGGGCCAGCCCCAGAGCCAGCGCCGCGGCCCCGATGGCGGACTGGATTGCCTGCTCAGCCTCGCGGTCCGCCTGCGCCGCCTCCGCGGCTGCGTCTTGGGCCTCCTCAGCGCGTCGGTACGCCTCGGCGACACCCTCGACAGTATCGAGCCTGTGCAGTGTCTCGTTGCCAATGTCGATCATGATCCTGCCCAGCGGCGACCCCTTGGGCTGGGGCTGCCGCAGGAGCGCGACCACCTGCGCCTCATCGTCCCCGACCCTCTCGATCACGTGCCGCAGGACGTGCTCCCACATCACCCGCGCGGCCAGCTTGCCCTCCTCGACCGCCTTGCCGGGTTGGTCCATGTACCGCCGCGGCGGGCGCAGGCCGATGCTCAGCCCGTACAGGCTGACGGCGCCCACCCCAGGGGGCGCAGTCCCCAGCGGCGACATCGCCTGCAGCGTCGACATCACGTCGTAGTCGGCCACATGGAGCGGCCCGAGCACCCACCCATCCACCTCGACGTCGACCAGCCGCGGGTCCTCCGCCGACCCGTCCGCGCGCAACCTCGGCGCCGCCCAGAGCTTCAGCGCAGCCTTGCCCCGCACCATCTCGATCTGCTCACCCATTGACCACCTCCTGATTTGCCACGCCGCCCACACGCGAAACTGCGTGCTGCCGCCTGTTCTCCATCCTCGCGCTGACCACCGCCCGCCACCCCTCGGCCGCCCCGATCAGGCTCGACGCCTCGCCGCGGGTCATGGCCGCCAGATCGCGACCGTACCTCAGCGCCCGCAGCCGGCGCACCTGCCCGTCCGTCGCCGGGGCCTGCCGCCAGGCCGCACCCAGGTCCGGCACCCGGCACCCGAGCGCCGCCAGCACCCGCTCGCCAGCCCGCATCCGCCCCAGGCGCCCGAGTGCGCCCGGCTCCATCACGGGCTCGCGCTGCCCGGCCTCGCGCGGGCGGGCGGTGTATGGCTCCGGGGCCCACTCGGTGCCGTCGGGCTTGACCTTGCCCCTGCGCACGCTGTGCACCCACAGCACCCACCCGCCCGTCGTCTCGACCACGACCGCCACCGCGCCCAGCACCCCGCCCGGGCGCACGGGCTCATCCGGGTGCGGCTCCCAGACGCACACCCACCGCCGGGGGTCTGCCCTGTCCCCAGCCCCCTGCGCCACCCACGGCCACGCCCGCCGCGGGTCGGACCCGGGCAGGATGCATACCGTCGACTCCGACACCCCCGTCACCCGCAGCGGGATCGGCACCTGCTCCACCGCCTCGCGCGGCGCCTTGGCCAGCTCCGCCAGCCCGTGCCGACGCTCCTCGGCGTCCGGCTCGCTGGGCCGCCACCGCACGACGCACAGGCTGTCAGCCTCGGGCACGAGACTGAGGATCTGCCCCACGCCGTGGTCGTCATAGCGGTGGACCACGAGGTCGCCGGGGCGGAGACCGGGGGTAGACCCCGCGTCAGCGTCGGCCTCAGGGGCTGCCCCCAGGCTCGGGATGAGGCTCAAGTCCAGCACGTCAAGGAAGCGAACGAAGTCGACCGCGAGGCACGTCGTTTTGCCCGGGTACAGCCGCAAGCCGCGGCCCAAGAGCTGCTGCGCGATGATCTGCGACGCCGTCGGGCGGACCGCCAAGAGCATTGAGACAAAAGGCGCGTCGAAGCCCTCGAACAGCAGGTCACGCGAGAACAGCCCCCGCAGCGCCCCCGACCGAAACGCCGCCAACCGCTCCGCCCGCAGCGCCGCCGGCATCGTGCCGTGCACCGCCTCGACGGGCACCCCCTGCGCCTGCATAGCCGCCGCCAACCGCTCGGCGTGCGCAATCGAGACGCCGAAGCCGAGGAACCTCGCGCAGCCGCCATTCTCGGCATACCAGCGCGCGATCGCCTCGTTGCGCTCGTCGTGGTCGATGACGCGCGCGAGGTCCTCCTCTGCATAGTCGCCGCCGCGGACGGAGAGGCCCGCGAGCTCGACGTGGGTGTCGACCCGGATCGCCTGCGGCGTCACGAGGTCGCCCGCCTCGATGGCCTGCCGGATGCCGTGCTCGTAGATGATGGCCTCGTAGGCGTCACCAAGACCAGAGACACCCCCAGCCTTCGCGGTCCTGAAGGGCGTGGCGGTCAGGCCGACATGCAGCGCCGCGGGCAGCCCCAGCGCCGTCCGCACCTCGCCGACCCGTGCATAGACCGCCTGATAGGTAGGGGCGGTGGCGTGGTGGCACTCGTCCGTGATGATGAGGTCGAAGCGCCCGAGCTGCGCCAGTCGCTTCTCGCCGCGCAGGCTCTGGACGCTGGCCACGACACAGGGCGCCAGCACCCCGTTCTCGGCGCCCTTGACGATGCCGGTCGTGACCCCGACCAGCTCGCACCGGGCGGCGAGGTCGCGGATCAGCTCGTCGCGGTGGACCAGCACCAGCACCCGCTGCCGGGCCCGGGTGTAGATGGCGCAAAGGCCCGCCAGCAGCGTCCCTTTGCCTGTGCCGGTCGCGGCCGTGATGATGACGCGCCTGAGGCCGGCGCCGCGAGCGGCGTCGCGCAGCGCGGCGAGGGCCTGGGTCTGCCAGGCGCGCGGAGTCTGGCCGTCGGGGCAGGGGAGGGGGATCACGACGACCTCCCATCCACGACCACCACATACCAGCGATCCCCAACCGCCTCCCCAGCCGCGACCGTGCCCTCCGCGATCTCCTGCGCGTGCTCCATCGTCGAGCACGTCGCTATCGACACAGGCGGATGCCAGCGCCGCCCGCCAGGGATGCGCCGCGACTGGACTCCCCACACACGCAGGGCGCCCTCGACAGGGTAGCGCCGGGCTGCGTCCTCGATGGCCCCGTGAGCCATCTCGCGGTCGGCATCGCGATTCTCGGCGTCGAGACTCAGGGGCTGCCGCAAGACCGGCCACGGCAGCCCCACCTGCCCCGCCAGCGCGTCACCGTCCGGGGCCCCGGCGTCGACCACGGTCACACCAGCGGCGCCGGCCTCAAGCATGCGCGCCTGCACAGCCTCGGCCTCGACAAGCGTGCCGAAGCTGCCCACCTGGACCTTGCGCACGCCGAGCGTCAACCACAGCGCAAACCGTCTCGCCATCGTCGTCATCACAACCTCCCGACTCATAGACCACGAGCCATCGCCAGCCCCATCCACAGCGCGTCGCCCGCACCATCGCTGACGACACGCGCCCCCATCGGCGTCATCACCTCGCGCCACTGCGCAGCCGTCGCCCCGGTCGCCTCGGCCAGCGCCTCGACGCCGTACGACAAAACGAGCCCCTTGCGCAGCCGTCGCCCGACCGCAGGCAGCCCCATCACGCGGTCCACCTGCTGCGTCTGGACCTCGCGCCACGACCACCCGACCGAGTCTGCGCACAGGGGCCCGAGCACCCCCCGCCACACCCCATGCCCCACGCCCGCGGTCGACGTGCTGACCACGCCCTCGCCCGGCCGCAGCCCCAGCGCCTCCAGAGCGACCAGGACGTGCGGCGCCTCGCCGACCGCCTGACACACCAGCCGCAGGGCCGCGCGCGCCCGCAGCGAGTCCAGCTGCGCCCGGCGGGCCCCCACAGGCGCCCTCTGGTACCCGGCCGCGCCCGCGGCGTGGACCACCGCGGCTGCGACGACGCGGGGGGCTGCCCCAGGTCCCGGGGCCACGACGCGCACCGCCCCGACCGCGCCGTGCTGGCCCGGGTCGATGCCCACGTACACGACGCCGCCGGCGGGGGCCTCGGCCTGCGCGTAGCCCTGGGCGAGGATGCTGGTGTCAGACGGCCACAGGGCCAGTCGCGTCGCCGTCATGAGAGCACCTGCGCGCCCACGACACCGCCGGAGGCAACGCCGCTGAGGCTGTCCCGCGCCGCCCGCGTGCGGAGCTTCACCAGCCCCGCCCGCAGGTCCTCAAGCGCAGCCGCGCGCGCCGCGCCCTCATCGGCGACGCTGAGCAGCGTGCACAGCCGGCGCACCTCGCCCGCATCCTCGCGCCGGAGGATGTCCGGCCGCGTCTGACTCGACATCAACCGGAGCGACGGCTGCTGCCGGATGAAGATCCACGCCGCGTCCACATCCATCGGGTGCGCCCGATGCGTCGGCGCCGCCGCGTCCACCGCGCGCTGCAGCGCGGCGATCTCGCGTTTTGCGTCGCCGAGGTCGCCCTGCAGCTTATTCGCGCGCTTCTCGGCGACCTCGAGGGTTGCGACGCGCGCCTGCGACACCTCGAGCGCGCGCTCGGCCGCGCGGGCGCGCTTCTGCCAGCTCGCGCAATCCTCCTGCGCCGCCTCGAGCTGCCCCTGCAGCGTCGTCACCTGCGGCCAGAGCGTCTCGAGCTCGGCCGACACGCGCTGCAGCATGTCGGCGGCATCGCCCGGGTGCGCCGTCACCAGCGCCGCGACGAACTCCACCTGCTCCTCTCTGCGCGCGCGCTCGGCGCGCCGCTCATCTCGCGGAGACCACTTGTTTCGCTGGACCATCTGCTCACCTCCTGCCCCAGCCTACCTCATCACCTCCACCGCTGCAACCGCGCTGCGATTTATTTCTGGCGACGCTTGACCAGCATCGCAGCCGGCGCTATACCGTCGCTGCACCCTCACACCGGAGCCATGATGGACCGCCCCCTCACCAGCACCGCCCGCGGCGACCGCACCCGCGAGCGGGCCAGCCACGCCCGCAGCTTCGCGCTCGCCCTCGCCCTCGCCGACGACCTGTCCCAAGCCTGGCGCGCCGACGTGGCGCACCTTCTCCTCAGCGACTGGACCGCCGACGCCTACAGCGCCGCCCGTGAGATCCTGCGCGGCGTCACCGACGGATGGGAGGCCCCGACCGCGGAGCCCGGGCAGACCAAGATCGCCGTCGCGCGCCGGTTCAGCCGAGCCGTCGCCGATGTCGGCGCCGACCGCGGGCAGCTCGCCCAACTCGACCACCTGATCCGCGAACTGCGGCACGCCTGGCTCGGGCGCGACCCCGACGCCGCCGAGATGCAGCTGCTGCGCATGGCGGCCCGCACCGTGACCGAGCGGCGGGCGGCTCTGGGGGCTGCCGGTGGGGTGGCCGCCACCACCGAGGCCGCGTCGTGAGCGGGGGTCTGCCGGCGGGTGCGCAACCTCAGGGCG